TCAAAGAATCGAATAGGCAATCCAACTTCTGCAGATAAGCGAGCTAGAGTTCTTCCGATGTGGATTCCCCAATCATCAGTGACCTTGCCCACTCGTTGTTTGTTGATTCTGAATTGACAATGATTGCTTCCAATGCTCAGATAAGTTATCGGGGCGTGTTTAGACAAAAGTTTCAGAGTCTCCCAGGCTAATGATGTTGCCAAATCAACCTGTTGCATCAAAGACAGGTCGTTGCTCTGAAGTTGATGCATGTCGGCAGCATTACTAAAGTTCTCAATAGTATCTCCAACATCACAGAAGATAATCCGCTCAGGTCGCACTTCTTTTACTTTGGCTATGAGTGCTAACTGAGTTTCGGCAACTCTATGAATCAAAGCATCAACACCGCCTCGGTGATCTACTTTTCCAACCTGTAAATCTGACCAGAGAATAACTAGAGCTTTACCAGTTGCAACTTCTTTAGGGGTTACAGGTTTAGACTTCTTAGCCAGCGAATACAGCAAAGGTAGATTGATAGTCGCATTACGCTTCACCCAGCGGATACGGACAGAAGTCATCCACATAGGCTCTAACGGGAATGGTCGAGCAACCTGCCAGCGAGAGATTCTAGGCTCACCAACAATCTCAATTTCATCAGGGTTTATTCCTGCTTCACGCAGAAACCCTTCAACATCTGTAGCTTCACCATCAGGCGTACCTGGAAGGACTGCTTCACCGCCATTACCATCAAACTGGACACTAGGGCTCCAGCCTTCAGGATAAGTAACCTTTGGAGCAGGTTTCGCTAAGTCCTCGAACATGAGCATCGCTTCTCTCTATGATGTTTGATAGCAGCATCACTACATTTAGTTCCACGCTTATACAGCTCGTTAGAGAGAGTTTTGTAAGGCCACTCAGGAGACATAACAGCCTGTTCAAAGATTGCTTTATCTTTATCTGAGAGTTCAGCCATAATGCTTCTAATTCGGCAGTTAGTTATCCTTTTAGGTAGTTTCAGGTCTTCAAGCATTCCTTAACTCTACCTTTCCCTCGACTTGTTTAGTTTTGGCAATAATGTCCCTGGCAACAATCTCAGCAACCGATTGCATGGCACCGCCTTGAGCAGCCGAAACAAGAAGAAGATCGGAGAGCTTATTAGCCAGAACAACATCAACAACAAAGCCAGCAGATAGAGGTTCCCTAAGCGTAAAGATAGCTTCATCTAGTTCTCTACTTAGCATTGAGTTCCTTCACCATTCTGATTAGGGTAGCCAAGTATTTGGCCTGCTCTTTAGCCTTGACTCGAACCAAAGGAACATCTTGCTCCTTTTGCAGTCGCTTCATTTCAACATGAAGAACAAACAAGGCTTGATTGACTCCATATCTTCTGCCGGTCTCCCTAGACTTCCACCAATAACGATGCATAGTCTTAGGAAAGAATCTCTCAAGAATCTTGGTCGAGGTCATCATAAATCCCTTCATGGTTAGCGGACTCCAGAATAATTGCCATCAGAAACGAAGCAACCAAAGGAAGCACAACAACAATGCCCACAATAATTAGGGTCACAGTTAGCAGGCTCACAAAATATCAACCTGATCTGTGAGCTTCTCCAAAATCAAATCCAAGACTGCCTGGAGCTGGGCGTTAGTGATTACACCTGAGCGTTCTAACTCGATTAGAGCATCAGAGGTTCTAGTAGCTTCAGCCCTCTGGCCTTCGCTTCTTCCTGCCTTGTAGTCTCGGCTAAAGATGTTGATAGCGTTCACTCTTGAACACTTGCAGTCCTCTTGACAGTTATTGCAGCTCATTCGGCTCGACCCTTCTTGACACCTTCAGCGAACTTCTTTAGGTGAATAAGCAAAGTATCAACAGAGTCCCTAGCACCCAGATCATAAGCATCTTTAGGGTTCTCTGGCAATTGTAGTTTGCGGTAACTCTCTACGATGGAGATTACTGCTTCGATAGCGTTATCGCGTGAGCTGTGAACAGCATTTACGATTGCATCAGTTGTTGCATTAGTTGTTTCAGTCATTTGTTTGTCCCTTCGCAGACACTAGTTGTTTTGTTCATTCCTTGTTGCTGATATTGCACTTTGTAGCAGTTTCCTCCGTTGAACTCGAAAGCACAGAAGATAGCAGTCATAATGACCGCAAGAGCGATTAGCAGAATATAATTCCTCATAATGCAGCAGTCTCATTCGCTAAATCATCTTTCAGATAAAGAACATCAAGAGTGTTGCAATTCACAAACACAAGCAAATCGGTTGCTGCACAGTGGCGAATAACATTCTGATCTAGTAGCAGGTTGATTAGCCTGGAGCGTTCTTCAGTAGCACCTTCAGCCCTAAGTTTTTGAGCTTGAGAATACTCGGCGAATGCATCATCAGAAGAATCTTTATACCTCGACATTTTGTCCCTTCTTGATTAGAGCAAGAGCATTTTGTATAACCCATGCAGTTTGAGTTCCTTTGCCAGTTTCAGTGTCTATGGCAGTTACTTGCATTTCCTCTAGCAAGTGAACGATTCTTTGTTGCTCGCGTTCTTCACCTTGTCGGCGATAGAACTCACGCACAGTTTCAGCACTATTTGTTAAATTATTAGTCATTTTTTTCAACTTTCAGTGCACCATGATAATCATGCATACCTTTAACGATGTTTCTGATTTCAATAATTAGATGTTGTTTTCTTTGTTTCTTAAGATCTGCCTGAATCTCATCTAGATACTCATCCAGTTCGTCTAAGGCCGCATTCCATCCATTTAGAAAAGACTTAGTTTTATCGAACATGGTTTTATCGAACATGATATTTGTCCTTCCAGTATTCGGCTTCTTCAGTCATAAGTTCACTCAAGCGTTTAGTGCCCTTGACCTTCAAATAAGTTTGAGAATACTCATCATCAACCTTGCCTAGCCATCCAGCAAGAATGAAACTCATTGAACCTAACAGGTTTAGTTTGAGTTTGAGAAGCAGGCTATTAGAGCCTTGAGAATGTTTAGAAGCCATAGTACCACTTGCCCCATTGAGCGATAATCCACATGAAACCATAGCCAGCAAGAATCAAACCAACTAGGCCAGCAACACCTCTGATTGTTTCGAATAGTTCTCTCACTTTAGAACTCCCATCGCTTGAACGACATGAGATACAGCTTGATTCCGTCTCAACATGCCTGCATCGGCATAAGCGTTTACAGCATCATCCCAAGTGTCATAGAGATCTGAATGATTGAGGAAATCTTTACCTGAATCTATCCAGGCACGATAGGCCGAAACAGCCTTTAGGAACAGTTCTTCAGTCATTAGTTCTCACCCTTCAAACAGTTTTCCTCAATAAACTCATGTAGTTGTTCAAACGCGTTATTGTATTGCTCTATGGTCCTAGCAATCTGCATTTCACGATAAATCTCTAGCAGCTGCCAAACTTGCTCTTTAGTCATTTCTTGTCCTTTGTTTGTCCTTATCAACCTTTTGGCTGATAACTCAAGTATAGGCTCAAATAGTGTCGCAAGCAAAGCATTTAGGAAGTGTTTTTAGATAAACATTTGGTAACAAAATCAGGGGTAATTTGAGATAGTAACTGCTACGCCTGGCTCGCCTGTCGCATACTTCTTAGATACCTCAAGCCGGACAACCTGCGAATCATCACCCCAAACGCATTTCAAAGAATCTAGAAGCGACCTCGCAAGCTTATCCACATCGGGGGGAACAGTTGGCAGAGCTCGAGTAACAGTTCGCTTCCTAGTCAAATAGAACACTGCCTCAACCTTGACTGCCCCATCAAACTTACTTAGATCACCCGAATCCTGCATGGCTTGAGCAACAGCATCAGCAACAGCTTTACGCCAAACAGGTAATCCAGGAGAGGCCTCAATAATTAGTGGAATGTTATTTCCTGCAGCAGTTCTACGAGTGCCGACATACTTCTTTGAACCCTGTGGCCGAGGTTCATAACCAAAGACTGTGAAACTGAAACTATTTCTTGGCATAGTAATTTACCAAGACAACAAGATACAAGAAAGCCCCTATGACTGCGTTCAGCAGTGATAAGGGCTGACTTGTAAACAAGGAGTTTGTTAGGAATAGGCTACCCAAAATGAAACCTAATCCCCAAGAAGGCATTAGAAGGGTAGATCTTCTTTTACTGCCGGTTTCGCTTCAGCAACAACAGCATTGTTAACATCAAGTTTGACTTTACGACCAGGCTTACCAGTCTTATCCTCGAAGTCCTCAATCTTTGCTGAGAGTTGCCCTGTAACAGTAATCTCTTGATCAATTGTTAGATTGTGTGCCACAGCAAACCAGACAGTCCAAGTGCGAGTGTAATCTTCACCTGTCGCTGACTTGTAAGACTCGACTAGGGATAAGCCCTGACTTGATGCACCGAATACTTTGTTTACTTTTCCTGTTACCTTGACCTGAGCCATAAGTTTCTCTTTTCTATGTTTGTTTGAGTGTTGCTAAGTAAGTTTATTGGATGTCCCCGACATGTTTGGGGTTTATGCAATCAGAATGACCACAAAATCTAATACCTGGCAAAAGTAATTCCCCTGAGTCGCTTACAGGTCTAAGCTGCAAATCTAAATCGCCCAAATGAGGCATACACCGCAACTGCCCATACTGAATAGTCTTTTGTGGCTTGGCTCGACAGCTCACACAAAGCAAATCTTTTCGCCCACGCGACTTAGTGGCAACAACCCACTTAAAACCACATTTACGACAAACAACCCGATTATCATCCACGCAACTAGTGTAATTCTTTTATCCTGCTGTAAGCCCCATCAAACACCTGGTCAAAAGCACCGGTAGCACCATGCCTATTCTTGACAACATCAAAAGTAATAAGCGACTTCATGCCAAATCTAGGGTCATTTACGGGTAACTGACTATCGTTTATCTTGTCATGATCTGATTGCCTACGAGAAAGCATGACAATAACATCGGCATCCTGCTCAATCTGGCCAGAATCTCTAAGGTCGCTAGCATTCGGCTTATCATCAGGCTTATTATCCACTCGCCTGTTCAACTGAGCTAAAGCAACAATCGGAACACCCAATTCCTTAGCAAGGTTCTTCAAATCCATGCTAATCTGCGAAATCTGCTCATACTTAGGAGCCCTAGTATTAGCAGGCGTAATCAGCTGCAAATAATCCACCACAATAACCTTCACAGGTTGCTTCTGCATAACAGCCAAAGCATAAGCCCGCAACTGAGCAACAGTCTGCCCACCACGATCACTAATAATCAACTTACTGCGAGTCTCCCGAATCAAATCATCAATCTTCTGCACCTGAGCAACAGTCAAAGAATTACGCTCAATCGTATCCAACGGAATATTTAGTTCCCCTGAAACTGCTCGATTCAAAAGACTGCTCTTGTCCATTTCAAGCGAGAAGAACAACACTTCTTCACTGCGAGCAATCTCCCAAGCCAACTGCAAACCAACAACAGTCTTACCCACTCCAGGGCGAGCACCAAACACATACAGGCCAGAAGGCTTCAAACCCACAATCAGATTATTTAGGCGAGCAAAACAAGTTTCAACACTACGCTTAGGATTCCTAATCTCCAAAAGCATGAGTGTTAGGTCGTATCTCAAATCAGGCAACTCAAAAGACTCAACCAACTGCAAACGACTAATCTCAGCCTTCACATGCTCAATCTTCGCCCCAACATCCCCACCCTGCTGCATCTCCAAAGCCAACAAAGACAACTTCCGGTCAACACTCGCCTCAACCACACGCGAAACATAATGAGCCACATGAGACGGAACAACAGCAAAATCACAAGCCGAACTGACACGCCTACGAGCCTCAGGATTCAAACGAGCTGTAACAGTAAAAACATCAACAGCCTTACCCTGCCCAGCCAAATCCAAAATAACCTTAAACGCCTCCTCAAACCAAGGAGCATCAAAATCAGTTGGCTCAAGGTGAACATGATCTAACACCTTCCCATGCGAATTAAGAATGCTTCCAATAACAAGTTCCTCAAAATCAATCTCACTCATCACATTTCCCCTTCAGTGCCAGGAATATATGCCAAAACATGTTTAACCAGATTCTCGGTATGAGCATGCTCAATCACAAAAGCCTTATCACGCTCAAAAGCCTGCAACCACTCATAAACCTGCAACTTAGACAAACTCGGTCTCTGCCCCCAAATATGCTTCCCAAACTCAGAATCTGGATTCGAATCAAAAACAAAAACGCTTTGTTTCTTTGTTTGTTTAATTGTTTGTTTAATAGCGGTTTGGCGTGTATCGTGATTACCTGTTTGGCGTGTAGTCATGCTACCTGTTTCAGCGGTATCGGCGAAATCGTCATGCAGACGATATTTATTGGCTTTCATCATGCCCTGGCGAAATACGACAAGCAATTTACGCTTCTCTAAAACCTTTATGGCCTTATAGACAGTGTCAATTCTTCTTATGCCAATTTCAGCTGCAATGCTCTTTTGCTCCAACCAAGGATTCGGGTAATGAGAAGCAATTTGAATGAGCACAAGTCTTTGAGTAAGAGTCAAATCTTTAGGTGCATGATCTAAAACATGCTGGACAGCTTGAAAACCATTTGGCGGCTGAGTCATTAGTTTGTCCTTGTCCTTTTGTTGTATTCTTGCATCTCAATTTGAGCCAGCAAAGTCTCTAAAGTATCAGCATTCTTCTTCCTAGGCTTCAACCCAACAATATGTTTCAGGTTCACACAATCAGAATGCCCACATAAACGCTCTCCAGGGCGATACAGCTCACCAGAATCCGTTAGCGGCCTAAATAACGCATCAACTTCCCCAAAGTGCGGATAACACCAAATCAGCCCCAAAACAGGATGGTGATACCGGATGTTAGTAGAAGGAACTCGAACACAATCAGCACACAAATCCCAGTCATCAACATTACGAGACTTACGCTTCTCAATAGTTGTCTTAGGGATACCTTGGCCACATTGAGCACAAGGAACATCGAGGATTCTTAGA